TTGGTCGCCTTCGTTTCGGTTCTGGCTCAGCTTGCCGATGAAGCGGATTGCCGCGCCCTGATTGATAGCCGACTGCTCAGCTTCGTTCTGAGCGTGCATGAGCTCTAGCGTCGGCTGAAGAACGTTCGTGCCGTCGCCGAACAAATCGCTTTGGTACTGGTGGCGCGTCATCACGCCGACGCGCGACCACTCGACAAGCACGCTGTCGCCTGTCGGGAACGTGAGCTTTAGCCAAAGCTCGCCGTCAACGTCGTATGCTTCGCACTGGCTCGGCAGCACGGGATAGTACCCGGTTATCGTAATGCCGTCGCCAGCGTCGATAGGCACGATAAGCGCCGTGTCGTTGACCTGAAGAATCGTCCAAATGCGCTTGATGAACTGCGGCGTGGTCATCCACGGGTTAGGCTGCTGCCTGAGAGCGCGCGCGGCGACAGGCTGAGCAGAGCCGGAAACCTCCGGTTTCAGCTTGCTTGCGTGGTCTGCGCCGCTCTCGATGATGCTTCGCGTAAGCTCTGCTTCGTAAAGCCCGCCCTGCCATGTCGTGAACGACGGGGCATAGGCCGTGAACGTGGAGAAATAGCCGTTTACCGCTTGCATCTGCGGACGGTGGAACACCGCATCGAAGAGCGAGCGCAGAAACGGTTGTGATCTGCTCAACTCTAACCTCCTATCATCGCGCGGTAATCGTCCGCAATGTTCTTCATCGCAATGAACGCGTCGCACTCAGCCGCCCACGCGTCTATGCGGTTGCGCGGGTCTTGGTTCTTCTTGTCCGGCTGAATGTTTCCGTTCACGTCGGTTCGAATGGCGACGTTCGAGCGGCACCATTCGGCAATCGGGTTGGCGTTGTCCACGATGCGCCCTTCCTTGTAGAGCGCTCGAAGCTCCTTCATCGGCATTGACAGCGTTTGCGCGCCCTGAATGACCTTTTGCAGGTTGTCAGCGCCGAAATAGTCTTCGTATGCTTCCACGGTCGGAACGTCGCGCATGTGCCACGGGTCGTAGCCGCAAGAGACGGCGTAGATGCCGAACTTGTCCTGAACCTCGGCCACCCAATCCAGAACGTCGCGCTTGTCCATGATGGGCGTTTCGCACGTGCGCATAAGGCCGCGCGCAATCCACGCGTCATAGGGCACGCCGTCGCGCCCTCCGCGCCGCCCCTCGCGCTCTGCTTGCTCCAAAGCGCGAAGCGGAATCCAAGCCATATGAAGCGCGTAGAAGTTCGGATCGTTAGGCCGCTGCATGAGAAGGCAAGCTGCGGTAAGGTCGGTCGTGTCCGCCGCGTCAACGCCGAGCACGGCATACGTAAACGTTCCGTCGCCGGGGTCGAATGTCGCTTCGTTGTGTATCTCAGCCCACGTCAACCAAGCCTGAGACTGGTTTTCAATGAGGTTGAAGTCCTTAACTAGCAGGGTGGGAAGGTATGTCGCATCGTCCTTCGCCTTAGACACGTTCTGGCGAAGCGCCGAAAGCGATTTGATAGTGCCAAGGCCGGGGTTAGCCTTGACCCAAGCGCCTTCGTCCTGCCATTCCTCGCGCTCGTCAAGTTCGAAGATGAACGCTATGAAGCGCTCTGCCTTCTCACCGGTCGCCTTGCCGTCAAGCCATTTGGTCGCGTACTCGTATTGGGCATCGAAGATGCCGTTTCGCACGAAGCCGTTAGTCGTGATCTCCAACACGAGCGGCTGGCGGCGCGCGGACGTTCCCTGCATCGTAAGGTCGTAAAGGTCGCGGTTCTTCATCGCGGCCAGCTCGTCAACGATAGCGCCGGAAATGTCCAGACCGTCTAGGTGGTTCGTGTTGGCGCTCAGCGCCTTGATGGTGCCCATGTTCAGATCGCAGTAAAGGTCTGACACGCGCTTTCTTATGTGCTTCGCCAGCGCGGGGCTTGTGAGCACCATACGCCACGCGTTGTTGAATCCCTTTGCCGCCTGATCGTGGGCGGTGGCGACGTTGTAGACCTCCGGCGCGCCCTCATCGTCGTTCACGAGCAAGTCAAGCTCTATCGCAGACGCAAGCGCAGTCTTGCCGTTCTTGCGTCCCATAATCCAGAGCACTTCGCGGTACTGCCGCACGCCCTCAGCATCAACGAAGCCGAAAACGACAGACAGAATGGCGCGTTGGAAAAGCTCTAGCTTGAAATCGTGCCCCAAGCGCCCGGACGGTAGGCGGCAGAAGCTTTCGATGAACCGAACGTGCTTCTGCGCGAACTCTTCGCGGTAGTGGTACGGATAGAGCGGGTCGGTGTTGTCCATGTCGCGCAGGACATGAGCGGCAACCTGCTTCATCTTCTCGCACGCTATGATCTCGCCGCTCAGTATGCCGCCGAAGTATTCGCGTATCGCGCGCTCGCACGAGCCGCCCTTAGACTTCGCCCTAGCCGTACCGCGTTTCATTGATGAAGTCAATGAGCGCGTCGGCAGCGGCGGTGCCGTTCGGCATCATGTCGGTAAGCTGCTTCACGCCGCGCGAAAACGTAGTGAACAGCTTGTTGTATGCACTGAATCCTGGGTGCTCGCGCAGCCCGGTTTGCCCGCCGCCGTTGTCATACTCGGTGAAGATGTCTTCGTAGAGCAGATCGGCGCGGGCATCATCAAGCTTGACCTTCAGAAAAGCGAGGTTCGCCAGAAGCGGCATGACGGTTTTTCGCTTCTCGTCGGGGATTGCGCCCTTGGTGATCTCGCGCAGCTTGCGAAGCTCGCTCTCTACGCGCTTCTCCTTGGCAACTCGCCGCTTCGGCGGGCTATTCCCCGCGACTGCGGGCGAAACTTTCGAAGTATTGCCTACTTTTGCCGTCATCGCAAGACCACCCCCTTTTGAAAATCCGTCACGCGCAAGAAATTACCTCCCGGCGTTGGTGCCCTAGGCACCACCTGTGTTTTGCAGACCGGGGGGATTGTCTCGCGGGTTTACCTGCGGTTTTGCGTCCGCTTTCTCGCGGTCGCCCTGTGTTGTGTCGCGTTTGTGTGTCACTCGCCAAGCGATATCAAATTGCCGTCGCTATCGAAGGCCAGCCCTTGCCGTGTCGAACCCTGCCTTATCCAGCCATGCACCTTCTTATGGCATCTGTCGCATAGGCTAACAAGATTGCTTGGGTCGGTCGCAATGCTTGGGTCGCTGATGTTCGCTGGCGTTAGCTCGATGATGTGATGCACCATGACAGCGGGCGTGATCTCTCCTTGCTGCAAGCAGTGCTGGCATAGGTGAGCGTCACGCGTCAATGCCGCGTCTCTGGCGTGTTCCCAGTCGGCGGATGCGTAGAAGGCGCGCGAGAAGTCCTTAGCCATGGCGCACCCCCCCCTGAGATATGGCGGAGCGTGTAGGATTCGAACCTACGGGCGACAGCGCGCCACACGGTTAGCAACCGTGCGCAATAAGCCACTCTGCCAACGCTCCAAACAAAAAGGCCACGAGCGCAATTGCCCGTGGCCTTACTACCTAATCCACCGTACCGAACTTTAGCATAAGTAGGGAACTGAAGGGAACACCCAATTTTCAGGCGTTCTTGATGTGCGCCCAACCTACACGGTCGATGAACTCAAACCCAACTTCGCAGAGCTTGCGGCACCACTTCTGCGAACACTGCATGATCTCTGCAATCTCGCCCCATGTCTCGGCTTGACAGTAGTACATGCAGATTGCGTCGGCGTAGTGCGCGCCCTTCAGCTTAGCCAAGCCGCCGCGCCCGTCCGCACCGTAGAGCACTTCGCACGCTTCGTCTAGCGTGCCCTCGGCATCGGCGATGCGCTGCCTAAGCTTGCCCTCAAAGTCAATGCGCTGAGATACGGATTCCATCGGGTCGGTAACGTCTCCGCCACCGCCGCCCGTCTGGTAGCTCTGAGCCTTCGCCCCCTCGCGCGCCTTCATGCGTTCGAGCATTTCCCGCGCCTTGTCGGTCTTCACCACCTCGGCGCGGATGCCCTCGAAATACTCCTTTGCCCTCACATGCCGTCACCGCCAGATCGCGCACGCTTGCGCTCTTCGCGCCAAAGCTTGAAGGCTTCCCATAGCCCGAGCTTCGCAAGGTCTGTGCTCGGCGGCTGAGCCTTTACCAGCGCCACACCGTCAATAGAGGCAGACACAACCTCAGCGCCGATAAGATACTCAACCACAAGCCCCAGCTCATCGACAAGCACACGTTCACAACGCATGAGCGAGCCTTTTAGCGGCATGCCCGATAACGACAGGACGGGTGGAATCTGAACGTTCATCCTACGCGCCATAAGCTCGATGTTCTCGGCCATTCCGCGCGTTGCGGTCAGGATTGGATAGCCAGTATCGTTCGACATTGCGATAAGGCACGTAGTCTTGCCCGTCTGCCTTCCACCGATGATTGCCAGCATTCCAACCACCTACTCAACGCCAGTGCTGCCGAAGCCGCCCGCGCCGCGCTCGGTGTCGCTCAGCTCATCGACCGGCACAAGCTCGCACGGCACGTAAGGCATCACGACAAGCTGGCAGACGCGCGTTCCCGCTTCGAGCGTAACCGTCTCGTAGCTCTGATTGATGAGAGCCGCGCAGACCTCGCCGCGATATCCGCTGTCGATAACGCCAACGCTGTTCGGAAGCGTGATGCCCTGCTTTGCGGCAAGGCCGCTGCGCGGGAACACCAGCCCCACGCAGCCGCTAGGAATCTCGACGGCAAGACCGCAGCCGACAACGCACTTCTGCATCGGTTCGAGCGTGACAGTCTCGGTGATTCGAAGGTCAAGCCCAGCGTCGCCATCATGGGCATATGTCGGCATGTCGATACCCTCGGCGACCTTCTTAGCCCGCATCTTGCGACCGATCATGTTAGTTCTCCTTCCGCGCGTGGCGCTTAACGAGCGTGCAGTTACAAGCGGCAACCCAGAAACCGCCCTTTTTCTTTCCGGGCGTGCGAAGCACAACCTTCTGCTTATGGCTCATCGCCACAACCTGAAGCAGCGTGCCGCGATAGGAAACGAGGTCATCGAGAGCGATAAGCGAACCTGCGGAATCGACGGGCTGAGTGTCGAACAGCTCCACCCATAGCGGCTTGCTCTCATCGGTAACCGCCGCACTCGGCTTCGCCTTCCTCTTCAAGAAATCGAACATCGGTAAACCTCCTAAAACGGTATGTCATCGTCGTAAATGTCGGGCGCTGCCGGTTGCGCTGGTGCAACGGGCGACGGGTCGCCGGTAGCCATCGCAAGACCGGGCGCGGCTGCGTTAGCCGGTGCTGGCGATTGCGCATCGCGCTTGTACTGCATCAGTTCCACGTCATCAACGCGAACTTCCCAGCGCTTGATGCTCTGGCCGTCATTCTGATAGCTGCGCGTGTGAATGCGACCGATAAGCGAAATCTTGGTGCCCTCGCGAAGCCACGGCGCGAGCGCTTCGGCGCGCTTTCCGAACATGACGCAATCAGGCCAGTTGGTGTATTCGCCCCATGTCCCGTCGCCGTTCGGCGTGCGCTCGTTGACAGCAAGAGAGAACGAAACGACAGGGTTTCCGCTCTTCGTATAGCGCAGCTCGGCATCTGCGCCGAGATTGCCCGAAAGCGTGATCTTGTTTAGGCTCATACCTCATCGCCGCCCATCTTGCGCATTTGCTGCACGATATGAAGGCTGAGCGTCATAACACCCTTGATGCAGTCTTCTTTGCTTCCCATCTGCTCACCTTGCAGAGTGTCGCAGCAGCAGCACGAGCCATACGAAACGCGAACGTACCAGTATTCGCTAGGCTGATATCCAGTTTCGGGAATGACGTAAACAAGCGTCCCCTGATAGTCTCCATCGTTGATTTCGTGGATGTTATCGAAGTCAGGCTTAGGGTCGCCATAGTCGCCCGTCGCTTCAAGCGCAATTGCCTTGACAGTCGCCTTGACGATATCCGAGTAATCGCAACCAAGGCATATCGGTTCAAGCCAGCTTTGGATGAGATCGCGGTTCTTCATCCATGCGTCAACAAACTTCTGAATCATCGAGAACCACCCCCGAACAGCTCGACAAGCGCCGCGCGCTGGTTCGCACCAAGGCCGCGAAGGCGGCGCGATTCGGAAATGTGCAGCTTACGCATGGTCTGCTGCGTGCGGGCGAATCCGTAGCCCGGTGCGGCCTTGATGAGCGTAAAGACCTTCATTCGCGCCACGGTGTCATCGGTGCCAGCCATGTTGAGCACGTCGGGCACGCTGTAAGAGCCATCGGCAACGCCCCTCAAGATCGCGGCGCGGCGCTGCCGCGCGGCCTTCGCCTTTTCGAGATTTTCGCGGCGCTGCTCAGTTGTCAGATTCGGAATCATCTTCGTAACCTTCCTTCTCGTAAGTGATGTTTCGGTGCCGTGCGTCAGCTTGACTGGCGGCGTGTAGTCCTTCAGGGCATCGTCAACGCTGCCGTTCATCATCTTTCGTTTGAGCCGTGCCCAGTCATCGTCGTTAAGCTCAATGGTTTTCATCGCACCTCATTTCTTCGTGATGCGGTAGGTGCCAGTGAGCTTCAAGCCCTTCAACGTCCGCAAGATGTGCTCTGCGTGCTCCTTGCCGAAGATGGTTAGCGTTTGCGTCGGAATCGTGATCTCATAGACCGTTTGCGCTTCCCGCTTCTCGCGTTCCCACATCTGCTTTAGGGCGGCTCCGGTCTTCGCCAACGTCGCTTGCATTTCCTTACTCAGCTTCGGCGTTTCGGGCTTGAAATCGAACGTTTGCGGCTCCACTGGCACCCTCCTTTCTCACGATTGCCTGATAATTACTTCTTATCTGGCACGGTCGGTATTAACCCGTGCCGAAAGCGGCGGTTTATCTCGCGTTTCGTCCTCGGTCGCCGCGATGCCCGAAAACGGCGTTTTGGTTCACCTTTGGCACACCTCCTAACCCGCCGCACGGCGCTTCGCTTCACTGAAGAGCTGAGCCGCCGCCGCGTCTCGTCCGGGCATCAGGTGGCCGTAGATTCGAAGCGTCGTTGCTTCGTCCGCATGCCCCATGCGCTCAGATAGCGTCTTCAGGTCGCAGCCGTTGGCGATAAGCCACGAAGCGTGCGTGTGCCGCAAGCTGTGAAACGTGATCTCTCGCGGCAGTCCGCATGCGTCGCGTATGCGGCTGAAAGCCCGTGAAATCGTCGTTGGGCGCATATATGAGCCGTCTAGCGTCACCAGTGGGCAATCTGCGCCCAAACGCCCCAGAACGGCGCTCTGAAGCCTCGTGAAGGCATCAATGACCGCGATATCGTCTTGCGTAAGCGCGATGTTGCGGCACTTGCGGCCTTTGGTGACGTTGCGGCGATAAGGCTTCTTGCCCTTGCCCTCAATGACGTTGCCGCCGACGTGGACGTAAGACAGGGCGCGCTTAACGTCGATGCGCTGCACCGCGCAGACCTCGCCAACGCGCATGCCGGTAACGAGCGACAGCCACGAAGCGAAGGCGTAGACTGCGGCGCGGTAGTCGGCCTTCGTCACGATCTCCTTGCTAAGCGCGCCTTCCAGCCTTCCGTTGAAGCCCTCGAAGTCCCATTCGGTGAGCGCCGAAGCTTCGTGCCGTTCCGGCGATGGTTTGGCGACGTACACCAGCGGGTTAGCATCGCAGATGCCAGCGTCTACGAAGTGGTTATAAGCGCCGCGCAAGAAATTGTGGACGTTGATAACGCTATTGCGACAAAGCCCTTGCCCTCCTTCGTCCTTTGCCATGAGCAAGCGTTGCTCAAATCGGTTGAAGTCCATAACTCCAAGATCGCGTGCGTTTGCGGTCTTCAAGTAACGTGCGACGTAGCGGCAGAACAGCCGATAGCTCTTAATGCTGTTCGGGCTTGCGCCGTTGCGCTCCCTCAGTTGCACGTAGTCTTCGAGCAAATCGGTCAAGCGGGCGCTTCTAACCGTTCCGTCAGCCGTCACGTAAGCCGCCCACGTCTCAGCGAGGGCTTGCGCTTCCTCTTCGGTTGCCGCATTCGGAAACCGCTTGTAAGGGCGAATCGCCTTGCCGTCGATGCTGCGCCCAAGGTACAACCGGCACTCGAAAACGCCATCTACACCGCGCTTGACCTTAACGCCCATCATGACCACTCGCAGTTTTCACGAATCCGCGAAGGGCAGTTATCGTCGTGGCAGTCCGCGCAATCCAACGGCTCTTTCCTGATGTTGAACTCAATGATTCGGTACTTCAGAGCAAACCGGATGAGCAGCAGCAGGGCATGAGCAAGCGAGTTGGTAAATTGGCCGTCCCAGAACGGGCAAAGCCCGCTCATCGCGCCGCGAACCTCGTACTTGCCGCCCATGCTACTTGCCAACCTTCATGAACGCGCGCATAACGCAGGTGAGCGCGAACACGACGAACACGGCAAAGGCGATAAGCCCGAAACCAGCGCCGAAGAACACGCCAACCGCGATGCTCACAACGAGCGCCAGAATGGAAAACAGGACGATTGCGGCGCATCCGTATGCGCCCTGCTCGATCTCTCTATCTTCTTTCAGCATGTGAAGCCTCCTAAAACGTGAGCGCTATAAGAGCGAGAAACACTAGAAACAGCGCGATTGCCAGAAGCGATTGATAAGCCCAGTAGCAGACGCACAAGAACGCGGCTACGGTAGCTGCGGTGGCAATGGCGCAAAGTACGATCTGGTAGCGCTTCACTTCTTGCCTTCCGTCTCGGAAATCAGGTAGTCGATGCACTGCTTGCACTTCTGCAAGTCCTGAACGCCGTTCTTGCGCCGCCAGCGCCAAAGGTATTTGAATGCGCAGCCCCACCAGTAGGCCGATTGGGCGGGCAAGGCGTACTGGTCGCCGCTCATCATCGAGCGCATAGCGTCCATGCACTCAATCTGGCCGTCGCCCGCGTAATGGTCGGGATGCTCGACGGCATCACCGTGCGAAAGCTCGCCAAGGCTCTTCGCGTGCTTCGTCTCAATCATCGGTAGGTAACTCCAATCATCCACTCGAAAACCCACTTGTGAAACGCTCTGAGAAATGGCTTAACGTTCGTGTCATCAGCCCAACCCGCAATGCCTATGAATCCGTCTTCGTTGAACGAGATAGCTTCACGGCCTGAGAAGTAGAAGCCGCTAACGCTCAGAAACGCGCTTCTGATTCCTCTACCGCCATCGGCAAGGTTGATTTGCGGCTGGTACTTCTTGCGATAGCACGGGTGCATTTCCATGTGCTCGCCGTTGCGCTCATGCTGCGCATACTCGATTGCAAGGAATCCTTCGAGCGCTCGAATGTCGTTCGCCGTGATCTGCTCATAGGAAAGCTTGCTTGCGAACAGCTCGCGCGCGCCGTCTCGTGTCGTTGGCGCAATCATGCCGTCACCCCCATTTCGTACCATTGTTGAAAACTCTGTTGAAAACCTGTGGAAAGTCGTTTTTCTGGCGCTCGAATGATCCGCACAAAACAAGACCGCAAAGAGAAGAAGCAAGAGAAGAAACCTTGCTTGTAAAGTTGACTAACAAGCAAGTACGGTGGGTTTTGGTTTTGGTTCAAGGAACCAAAACCCACCTTGTCTTGTTTTGTATTGTTTTGTTTTATGGTTAGGCGACCATTTGCGAGTGGGTTTAGACAACCTAAAACCAGCGGTTTTGCATTGGGTTTGCAAGTCATGTCTTTACACCTCCTGACCTGCTGAATCGTTGTTCTTTGGGTTCTTGCGCGGTCTTCCGCCCTTGCGACCGTTTGCGCGTTGGCGACCGAAATAGAGCGCGTTTTTGAGCATCCGAAAGTTCGTCAAGAAGCCGTCAGGATCGCGTTCGAGCAGCCCTATATCCAACAGCTCTTCGACAAATGATTTGCAATCTTCAATCGCCATGTACTCATCGAACGCGCCAGACTGTCCGAAGCCCAGAACGCCCGCGAGAATAAGCGCGTCTTCCTCCGTCTCGAAAGCGATACGGTGCCCCTTGGTAGCCGCCAGATATTCGCAGAGCCGCCACCAGCGCCCGTAGCCGTCATAGCCCCGGCGATGAATGAGCCGTTGGCACTTCACATCTTGCGATGCGTTGGAATCGTGCGAGAAGAAGGCCATAGGCTCTTGCGCAGCGGTCGTTTCCTCCCGTGTAGGCATGTAGTCACCTCCTAACCGTCTTCCTCGTCGCAGATCACGTCTGGTGCGCCCTGCTGATGCCATCCGTTCCATACGCAGTGCCCAACTTCGCGGCAGTTCGTGAACACGAGGTGCCCACGGAACACGCACCGCGATTTGGTCTTGTAGGTCGATTCCTCGAATTCGCACGCTCCGGGTTGCGGCATGGGCGGTTCGCCGAAATCGAGCGGCAAGGCTTCCTGCGCGCTATTCCTCTTCATCGCTTGAAATGTCGTAGGCAATCGAGCTGCCAACGTAGGTGAGCAGCTTTTGCATGTGCTTAACGGTGCTCTGCTCTGGCTTCGCGTCATCCTCAAGCAGGGTGTCAACCCATGCGAGGGTGCCGCGAACGATTGCGAGCGTCGCGCCCATATCAACGTCGAAGCCCTCGCCGGTCTTGGGGTTGATAAGCGACATGCTGCCGTTGAGGGCGAAGGTGCCAGCGCCAACCTTGGCGATAGTCTCGGTGATCTCCTTACGCTTCATGGTTGTTCTCCATTTCGTCGAATAGTGAGTGCTTAGTCCAGATGTTCATTTCGGGGTGACGTTCAAGCAGCCAACGCGCCAGAAGCGGCGTGATGGTGTTGCAGATGCCGTATGTGTGCGGGTTGCCCTGATCGTCGTAGAACGTCACGGGATTGAGCTTCGCGCCGCCTTCGTAGCGCTGCTTCTCGATGAGGTACTTAGTCGAAACGCGGATGCCGCGAGCGTCAATAGCGAGCGCGGTAAGCTCTATCTCGCGCATAGCGTCCGGGTTGATTCGCACCCACTCTTCGAAAAGCTCCATATGGTCGCGCGCCTTCAGCGGCAGCGGGCGCGGCTGGCGCTCTTCGCGCATGACGGCTTCGAGCGGCTGCGCGTAGTTATCGGTGTCCATGCGGGCACCTCGCTTCGCGGCTCATGACGCGCCGCAAGGCCGCTTCTGCTTCCGCCTTGCTCGCCGATGGTGCTACGGGTAGCATCTGGCGGCGGTAGACCCTGCCGATGCCTCGGTTTTCCGGCGTGCTCGCGTCTTCCTCTATGCGCGCCATCCAGAAGCCCGCGTTGTCGCGGTAGACTTCGGCCTTCATGACCACATCACGCGCCAGAGAGCGCGCCCAACCACGACGTAGAGCGGAACGAGAAGCCACCAGCCAACGCTTTCGCATAGCCAGAGAAGCGCGTTGCATGCAAGCGCCGGGATGATTCCCGACATGGTGAGAGCCGCGAGCGCATACAATCCCCAGCGCTTCCAGCGCGGCATGCGCGCTATACTGTCTTCTGTCAATTGCGGCCTGCAATTTGACGCGCCCGTTCGAAGTTGCCGCTTCGGGCGGGCATCTTTCTTCGCAGCCATTCGCGCGTTTTCGCAACGGCGCATCTGCACCACTGGCGCTGCGCAGCGCTTAGGCCGCACGGTTTGGGCATTCGTAATACCACCTCCAAAACCAACGGTTTTCTTATCGGTTTTCACGTTTCGAAACCTCCGCTTTAGTTGCTCGAAAGAGCGACGATGCCCAAAAGCTCATCGGCGGTACACTCATAGAGCTTGCAAAGCTCTATGAGCATGGGCGCTGTCGGCGAAGTCTTGCCCGTCTCCCAATTGCTAAGCGTCGTGATAGAAACGCCAAGAAGGGTCGCGGCCTTCTGAGCCGTAAGACCTTTCCGCTCGCGCGCTGCCTTATAGTTCTCGCTCATTGTTCACCTCCAATCATCCGAAAGAGATATGAAATAAACCATACGGCTTATTTCGTGGCAAGCAAAAGAGTAAGCCGTATGGTCTAGCGTGTCAACAATAATTTGTATACAATTAGCCGAGACGGTTACGTTTGATAGGGGTTGCTATGGATAGCACCGAAACAAAAAAGCTCATTGGCGCTCGAATTGCCATCGCACGCAAAGCTAATGGCTTCAACCAAGATCAGCTCGCAGAAGCGGTCGGCGTTCATAAGCAGACGATTTCTAGATGGGAAAGCGGTAAGCGCGCGCCCAACGGCGAAGAAGTAAGGCTAATTGTCGAAACCCTGAATTGCTCTGCTGACTTCATCCTTGGCTTGACGGATACGCTAAAGATTGGTGGCGGAAATGACTAGAAAAGAGAGGTTACAAGCGATTGACCCAAAGAAGGTAATCGTTTTTGATACCGAGACAACCGGCTTGAACATCGGCGGTTCTCGTCGCGATGAAATACTGTCCCTTGCTGTCATGAATCTTGACGGTGACGTTCTGTTTTGCGACCTATTGAAGCCATCAGAGCGCAAAAAGTGGCCTAAAGCAGAAAGCATAAACGGAATATCTCCGTCTATGGTGAAGGACAAGCAGACGATTATAGAAAGGCGTTCGGAAATTGAACCGATTTTCAAGAGCGCCAAGCTATACGTCGCATACAATGCCGATTTCGACCTAGGTTTTCTTCGAGCTTCAGGCTTGGATATACCAGATCGTCAGACGTTTGATGTGATGAAGGAGTTTGCGAAGATACACGGGGCATGGGACGGCGCGCATGATGAATGGTCATGGTGCAAGTTGGAAGATTGCGCGGCTTTCTACGGATATCGTGACTTCGGAGCGCATGACGCGTTGAACGACGTAAGAGCAACAGCGCATTGCTTCAATTCGATTCTCGATGATTTTCTTTTTGGTGAGCCGCGCCGCCGCCCGAAGCGCGTAAAGGATGAGTTCGGCGATTCCTATTTCGAGTATGGCGACGAAGAGTTTAGAAGCATCGTTTGCAGCGGCTATGCCGCTTCATTGGCTGATGCTGGCAATGCAAACAACGCACCGTTAGCGAACGAAAACCAGCAGCAAACAGAGCATGAGAAAGACAGTCTGAGCAATCAAACAACAAGCAATCATGCCATGCCAGATCATCGGAATACGAATAAAGCGCTGGTGTTAATCGGCTCCGCTTGCGCATTAGTTGGGCTTGTAATCGCTGTTTTAGGCGCTGCAATTGTCGGCGTTCCAATTGCGATATTGGGCGCTTTGCTTGCCTTTGGGTCAAAGGGAAGGAAATAGAAAACCCTGCGCGGCTTCTTGGCGGTCGGCGCGCAGGGCAAGTGCAAAGAACGAAGCGCAATAGCGCACTCGCTCTAAGGGGTGATTTTAGCATGGTGAAGAACCGAGCTGCCATATACGCGCGGTTCAGCTCGCACAACCAACGCTCAGAAAGCATTGAGATACAAGTTGAGAACTCGCGCGAATACTGCGAGCGTGAAGGCTTGCAGGTCGTGCGCGAATACTGCGACTATGCGCAGACAGGGCGCAACGTAGATCGAGCAGAGTTCCAACGGATGATGAGCGATGCGAAGCTTGGTCTATTTGATTTTGTGGTGATTTACAAGGTAACTCGCATAATGCGCAACCGCGATGAAATGGCATTGGCGCGAATCATGTTGCGCAAGGCCGGTGTAGAAATACTTTATGCGGGCGAAGAGATAGCGAGCGGTTCGAGCGGAGTTCTTCAGCTTGGAATGCTCGAAGTTCTCGCAGAATGGGAAAGCGCAATAGACAGTGAGCGTATTAGAGACGGAATCCAGAAGAACGCCGAACGGTGCATGGCTAATGGTCGCACTCTCTATGGATGGGATATCGTAGAAGGACGCTACGCCATCAACGAACGAGAAGCAGCAGTGCTTAGGCGCATGAAGAATCTTTTGTTTAGCGGTAACTCAGTCGCAGAGATCGTGCGCTCCGTTGACGGTGAGCGCAGCAAGCGCGGCGCTAAGTTCAATCAGGATACCGTCACGAAGCTTCTAAAGCGCGTGCAGAACGCAGGTGTCTACAAGTACGCAGGGCATGAGGTAGAAGACGGCATGCCCGCCCTATGGTCACAAGCAGAACAGGACATGATAAACAGCATCCTTGGCGACCGTCACCGCCCACGAAGGAAGATTGATAGCGCATTAGAGTTCCCGCTTAGTGGAAAGCTCTATTGCGCTCGATGCGGTATGCCAATGGCAGGAACAAGCGGAACCTCTAAGAATGGCTCTGCCTATCACTATTACAAGTGCCGAAAATGCCGCAGGACGGTTCGCCGAGACTTGATAGAAGATGCAGTGGTCGATATGACTTATGAAGCCGTAAAGCAAACAGACGTGAGAAAACGAATTGCAAAGACGCTTGCTGGCTACGAAGCTGAGCGGGTGACCGAAGAAAAGCCCGAAAGCTACTTCATAAAGAAAGAGATTCGGCGTATAGATACGGCATTTGAACGCATCTGGCAAGCGATAGAAGACGGCATAGCACCGCCAGGTGGCAGAGAGCGCACAACCGAGCTGAAGCGCCAGAGAGCGGAATTAGAAGCCCGCTTGCGCGTTGCCGAGCAATCGGAAGCGCTAGAACCATCGGTTGGCGATGTGCTTTTGTGGCTTGATGATCTCGCTAACGACACAACGCCTTTGGAGATCCTCAATGAGTTTGTCCGATTCGTTGAGATAGACGGCAAAGATGTAACCGTCTACTTCATGTTTGACGAACTGCCGGATGATTTCACGCCAAAACAGAAAAAGGCCGAACACCCTTGCTACCAAAGGTGTTCGACCAATTCTCTTATGGTGGAGCGTAGGGGGATCGAACCCCTGACCTCAGGCTTGCAAAGCCCGCGCTCTCCCAGCTGA